TTGGAAGCCCGTTTGCTTCTTCAAAATGCTTTTTGTCGAGTTTTGTTCTGCTTAGGTCTGCGCCTCTTAGGTTTGCATTGCGTAGGTCTGCTCGGCTTAGGTCTATGCCGCTTAGGTATGCGCCGCGTAGGTCTGCGCCTTGTAGGTTTGTGTAGATTAGGTATGCACCACGTAGGTCTGCGGCTCGTAGGTTTGTGTAGATTAGGGATGCACCGCGTAGGTCTGCGCCTCTTAGGTTTGCGTAGATTAGGTTTGCACCGCTTAGGTTTGCGTGGCTTAGGTCTGCTTCGCGTAGTTCTGCACCGCCTAGGTCTGCGTTGCGTAGGTTTGCGTGGCTTAGGTTTGCGCCGAGTAGGTCTGCACCGCATAGGTTTGCTCCGCGTAGGTTTGCTCCGCGTAGGTTTGCTCCGCGTAGGTAAAATTTCCAATCTACAATCCTAGGCTCATGTCCTAGTATTTTGGTTAAGATTTCTTGCGTCTCTTCAAACGTTTCCATTTTTTCACCTTGTCATTGATTATTGGAAGCCCGATTGCTTCTTTAAAATGCTTTTTGTCGAGTTTTGTTACGCTTATTTTTGCGCCGAATAGGTCTGCGTTGCGTAGGTTTGCACCGCGTAAGTCTGCACCGCGTAGGTCTGCACCGTGTAGGTATGCACCACGTAGGTTTGCGTCGCGTAGGTATGCTCCGCATAGGTCTGCGCCGTGTAGGTATGCGCCGATTAGGTTTGCACCGCGTAAGTCTGCGTAGATTAGGTCTGCGCCGCTTAGGCTTGCGTTGCTTAGGTCTGCACCACGTATGTCTGTATAGTTTAGGTGTGCGCCGAATAGGTTTGCGCCGATTAGGTTTGCGCGGCTTAGGTTTGCGCCGTGTAGGTTTGTGTAGATTAGGGATGCACCGCGTAGGTCTGCGTAGCTTAGGTAAAATTTCCCATCTACAATCATAGGAGCATGCCCTAATATTTTGGTTAAGATTTCTTTCGTCTCTTCAAACGTTTTCATTTTTTCACCTTGTCATTGATTATTGGAAGCCCGTTTGCTTCTTCAAAATGCTTTTTGTCGAGTTTTGTTCTGCTTAGGTCTGCGCCTCTTAGGTTTGCATTGCGTAGGTCTGCTCGGCTTAGGTCTATGCCGCTTAGGTATGCGCCGCCTAGGTTTGCGTCGCGTAGGTCTGCGCTTCGTAGGTCTGCGTAGGTTAGGTCTGCGTCGCTTAGGTTTGCACCGCGTAGGTCTGCGTTGCTTAGGTCTGCTTCGCGTAGTTCTGCACCGCGTAGGTCTGCGTTGCGTAGGTTTGCGTGGCTTAGGTTTGCGCCGAGTAGGTCTGCACCGCGTAGGTTTGCTCCGCGTAGGTTTGCGTCGCGTAGGTCTGCGCTTCGTAGGCCTGCGTAGCTTAGGTCTGCGCCTCGTAGGTCTGCACCGACTAGGCATGCACCGCGTAGGCCTGTGTAGCTTAGGTCTGCGCCGTGTAGGTTTGCGCCGCTTAGGTTTGCGCCGCTTAGGTTTGCACCGCGTAAGTCTGCGCCTCGTATGTCTGCACCGCGTAGGTATGCACCACGTAGGTCTGCGTAGCTTAGGTTTGCGCCGCTTAGGTTTGCACCGCGTAGGTCTGACTCGCTTAGGCAAAACTCTCCATCTACAATCCTAGGCTCATGCCCTAATATTTTGGTTAAGATTTCTTGCGTCTCTTCAAACGTTTTCATTTTTTCACCTCGTCATTGATAATTGGGAGTCCGATTGCTTCTTTAAAATGTTTTTTGTCGAGTTTTGTTCCGCTTATGTTTGCGCCGCGTAGGTTTGCGTTGCGTAGGTTTGCGCCGCGTAGGTTTGCGCCGAATAATTCAAATCTTTTACCAACAATTTTTGGCTCATACCCAAGAATCTTAGTTAGGATTTCCTCTGTTTCTTCAAATGTTTTCATCGTTCAACTCTTTCAAAGATTAAAAACGAAATGTTTGGGTCAATTTTATCGGGTTCGTCTGCTATGATTATTTTCGATCGTCTAAATAACTTATCATCTTCAACTATTTTGGCGTACTGAAGCGCATCGTTTACGACTTTTAACAAATTTTCCATGTCACGCCTTCGCCTATCTGGCATGACAATAAGAATGCATGCGCCAGCGGTTTTGCTTATCGTTCCGCGTTTACTGACAAGATTCGCCAAATAATATTTTGCATATTGACGATAATCTCTTATGCAGTCTTTCAATACATGAATTGCTTTGTATGGTTTTTGTTTTTTCCTTGAATAATTAGGGCAGTTTTTGTAACCAATAGCAACAGACTTATTTTTGTATGCGAAATTTGAACCATTAAAATTATTTAGACGAAGATTGGTATAATATTGATTGTTTCCTGTGGTAGGCGGAAAGGGAAGCGAAAAATAGTATTTTAGTTTCCAACCTTCAGAAACTGGAAAGGTAGGTTTATTATATGTATATAATAAAAATTCAATTCTTGACTTCATGTCATTTGCCCTTCTTATGAATATAATGGCATTATAATATCGGATTTTATTTTGTCAATAATGTTTTTCTAAGCAATTCGCTGGTTATTTTCTTTTTTGAATCAGCATGACTGTCGCCATAACAACCGCTAATATTAATAATTCCATAAATACCTCATTTTCTCAAACGCCAATATTCCCAAGCGATTCCAGCAACTGCTGTTATAATTGTTGCAATCAGACCCATTACCCATTTTTTAAATCTTTTTGGGGGTGATAAAAAATTATCTTCTTCGTTCTCATTATTATTTCTCTTGTCATCATTTTTTCTGCGAACCATTCCTGTGTCGCCGTTTACAGTCTTGTTAAATACACCCCTTCTGTCAACTTTTTCAAAAACAGGTTTGAAATTCTCTATCCACACATTTATGTTGAATATTGTTCGTGCTCTCTTGTAGCGGTATTTTGATTTCATCAATTAATTTTCCCTCAAAAATTGTTTTCCAGCGATTATGATTCTGTAAACGCTTGTCGTCAAAGTCATCTGGAACGACACCAGCCCATTTTTCAAAATCTTCATTGAAAATTTGAGCAACCCACTCTGAACATACAGGGCGATCAAAATTAATCATTTTGGCTATTTTTGCTCTTGATTTTAAGTTTAAATTTCGCAGAATCCAATTTGCGCAGCCATCTATTAAGTGGAAAAAAAGACGATGATAAGGATATATTTGACCTAAATTATTTTCTATTTCAAAAAGCCTCGTTTTGAATTTCAGCAAATTCATGTCAACATTTCTTATCACACAGACGTCATATCCAATATACTGTTTCAGTTCATGTAGGTTTAAATCTTTGTAGGCTTCGTAAATATAACCGTTGTTAATAGTATCTTTCAATCCGAATAAGGCAATATGAGTATATTTCGCTGGATCGCCAGCGAGCTGCTGTGACCAACGAATTAGGCGGCTTAGGAGTGTTGTGCCAGATGTCATTAAAACATCACCGGGCTGCACGATTTTGATTAGTTCTGATATAGTGATTTCATTCACCTTTAAACTCCCCTGTATCGATTTCGTATAAAATACGCTGCGCTCGTTTTCTAACTTGATCAAACCATTTGGAGTCGCGCATTTCCGCAGCAACAAAATGCCAATCGTTTGGATTATCGTTAATAATTAATTTTATAGTTTTTTTGAATTCTTTAAATGTTGGAAGTCCAAGATTAAAAATCATATCGCACAATGCTTCGCGGCGAACTTCGTTAATCTCAAACGGGCATTTTTCCTCGAGCCAACCATATTCTTTTATTGTTTGTTTTAAAACCTTTTCAAGTTCTCGCTCTGCCTCTAATGGAGAGATACGATCGTCCATTTTTTTTGCTTTTGTCCCATAGCCAATGCTTATACGACCCTTTTTATATTGATCGTCTTTGTAAGCAAATAACTTTAGGCTTTCTTCAGCCATAATTCTTTTTTTTAATCTGACGAACTGTTTATCGGAAAATTTTGACTTTCGTTTAAAAAGCATTATAATCATCTCGTTGGTGCAATGCCGACATTATAACATAATAATTAATATAATATAAAAAGAGGCATCCTATAATGAATATTAAGCAAATTCTTAAGACAATTGTAAAAGCAGCAATTGCCATTCTATCAATAAAATCCGTTTATGCTAATGATGAATATACTAAGGAATTTATTTGCCCAACACCAAATGAATATGATTGCACTAAGTCAATATCGGGTTTTTATTTTACAGAGAAAGGATTATTACGAGAAAATAATTCTGCCGTTATAGAGGGCGTTACTTGGAAAATGCAGGATGTTTTTGCAAATAGCGCGCCTATTATATCAAATGAAATTGATTATTATCTTGCGCATAATTCTTTTTACAAATTTGAACCATCCACTAAATGCTGCCCAACTAATATGAAAATTTGCAGTTTTTATCTACCGCGAATGAAAATATTAAATGGGCTTGATGAAGAAATAATCACTCCTGCAAAAGAAGAATCTTCTGTTATATGTGGATATGAAACTGCTCCAACACAAAGAAATAAATATGGAATTTTGCGTTTTCAACTTGCTGCAAAAGGGAAAGGATTATATAAAAAAATTACATCAAATTATGGAAAAACTTTTATTAAAGATTCTGATGATCAAGATGAATGTTTTAGGTGCATTGACAAAAATCCATCTAATTGCAAAGTTGCTGCAACATTTTTCAAAGATTCAAAGCAGGAAAACAGAACTGTAAGTTCATCTATGTGTCTTGTGCTTTAAGCAGGGACTTCTTCTATAGTAAAACTTGAATAATTAATAAATAAGCTCGTATCGCTTCCATCGCCATTTAATCTTAGATTGCATGTTGCATCCGGGCCTATGCGGGCTGTATAAGTTCTTGATGGCGTCGTTGGTGGTTGATAGAAAAAAGTCCACTCAATCGACTTTAAATTATTAGTAGAATCAGTGCCTTTAATTTTTTTCGACCGTTTGCCGATACAGCTTGAGCCAAAGCTTTCAAAAACAGCGACAGTTACAGCCACGTCGGCATCTACCCATACAACGACAGATAAACTAATTTTTAGCATTTTAGACAAACTGCTTAGTGTAAATGGGATTGTAAAAGTAACAGGAGTTGGAGCGCCGTCACTAATCAACGTTCCTTCTGAAATAAGAGGCGGAGTATTATCGCGTGGAATTACTGGAGCGGACGATATTAAATTTTCTATTCCGAATTGTATAGAAACTGGTTTTGGAACAAATCCTAATACTTTGCTCCCGTTAGTTTGTAATAGCTGGCCAAGTACGCCGTCTGCCGTCGGTAATGAAAATCCTGCAACAGCAAATGGAACTCCGTATTCTCCAGTTCCGCCGCCTGTTTTTGCGGCATAACTGAAAGCAGTATGGTTGATCACTGAGCCGCCGGACTGAACATCATTTACGGTAATTACATATTTCCCGTCTTCAATATCACCTGCTTGTGTAGTAGGTAATAGTTCTACGTATGGGTATTGTCCTGAAAGCGAACCGTCTTGCCTTTCACCATAAGCGATATGAGCACCTAAATCAGCGGTCGGCAAAATTGTTGTTGGCGATGATGGACTTCCTTCGGCAAACGAAGTTTCAATACGCGCTGCTTGCGTGCTGGCGTAGCCTTTTGCGCTAATAAGAGGTCTTTTGCCGCGAATTAAAATTCCATGTTCTGTGGAAATAATATTGTGATTATGATCGTTTACATTAATTGGTGTATCTGCCTCGTTTTTACCATGAATGATTATGTCTGCCGTCGCGCCTGCTGCAACTTTTATTCCTGTTGTCCCAGTAAATGAGCCAGTTTTTAAAGTTTGTCCGACGATAATGGTTGCGTGTCCTTGATCAACATTTATTCCGCCTACATTGTTAGCTCCAAGCAATAAAGTATCAATCTTAATTATATTTTTAATTGAGCTTGCATTATCAACGAGCACGCCATATGGTGTCCCTGTGGCGACTTCCATTTCTAGTGTTCCGATTGAAATATTAGCCGATGCGGCACTAAGAATACGCAGAGTATTTATTGGTGAAAATTTGCCATTTACATATCTTGCAGTATAGTATGCAATATCTGAAGCTGTTGCCCCAACAAAGTCAAAAAATCCTTCTCCTTGTTCAGCGCATATTATTTTTGATTTTCCTTCGATATCAATAAAATTGCCGATTAATTTTGCATTTGGCGCATAAAAAACAACATAATCGTTTATTGATTTTGACTGGATGCTGTATGTTCCATTGTCTAAACATAAAATAGTAACAGGAGTGCTTACGCTTGCTGCTGCATTGGCAACATCTAAAGCTTTAGCTGCTGTTACAAACGGTTTGTGTTCTGATAATCCGCTATTGCTGTCTGAACCATATTTTGCAAGGAAATATGTCTGAACCGCATCATAAGATTTTGCAAGATTAAATGTTTGCTTGTGTCTAATAAATCCCATTTTATTACCTCTAAACTAAATATGGCAGAACAATTTTATCGAGTATTTCTTTTTGCTGTTCTTCCAGTGTTTTATCAACTGCCACATAAAATTCTGGTCGTGCAGGATAAAGATTAAATTTTCGCATTGTAATAGCTGTTTTTATTTTCTTTTCCATAGAAATAATATCAACATCTTGATTTTCTTTTTCTTGTTTATAGTTGTAAACAGTCATTTTTCACCTCTTATAAACTTTTATGGTATGCGATTGTATTATCTAAGGTGGTTTTTTCTTCGCCGCTTAATTCAGTTTCCATTACGACTTTACAATTTACGGGATCGCAAAATACTTTAAAATTCTTGCCGGGCAAAGCTTCCTCTATTTGCTTTGCTAAATAAATATGGTTTTCTTCACCGTCTTTACTGTTCGGATTTTCAATATTTCCGCGTTCATAAATATAATCTGTCATTTTATCACCATTAAGTGTAAGTAATTACCATGCACATAGTATGTATAGTTCCGCCGATTGCATTTGTATCAACCAATATGCCGCCATCAGTTCCAGCAGCAAGATTAACGAGAAGCGGACTGACGTCCAAATGATATCTAGTATCTACAGTACCCAAGTTATATACTGTGGTAGTATCTGAGGAAGTATATTGTACATTTGACTGACCCACTGAATTAGTATGTTCCTCATGCAAATCAATATCTTTTCCACTGCCAGCAGCACCGCTTGTTGGATATAAAACAATATAGGCAGCGGTAAGTGTATTAAAATCATATGGAATAAAATAATTATATCTGTAAGTCCCAGCACCTGCTACGTCTCTAGGACGTCTGTTTGAGTAGTTTGCATTCCCTGAATCTGCATAAATCACAATTGTTTTTGTTACACTGATTGCAGCATTTAATGTATTGAGCGCGGCTGCGACCGTAGTCCCTGCTACTCCGCTATCGTTATTAACTTCTGAAGCGTCATAATCGTTTAATTGTGCCGTCACCGCTCCGCTTCTTCCAAAGACAGAAGTTACCCCCGACTGACTATCTAATGTATCCAAAGCGTCTTTTACGGTTGCGCCAGTAACTCCGCTATCATTATCAACCTGCGAGGCATCATAATCGCTTACAGCAGCGACAATATTTCCTATACGTCCAAATACTGAAGTAACTGGCGGAGCGCAACCTGTTACATCGTTATATTTTATTATTATTTCTTCTCCAGCGACAAAAGTATATGGGAGATCAAGCCAAGTTACCGTTGTTCCAACTACGGTATAATCTGTCGGTGGGCGCAATTGTCCTGCATGATAAAATGAAACGCCTGCAACACTTGCTGGTGTGCTGCTTAATGTAAATACCGTTTGTCCTACTGTTGTAGTAAAGACATCTACGGATGCGTTAGGAACACGCCCATCGATTTCATCAAAAATCTGCTGCATGTTTATCTTGTTAGCAGTTGCGCCGCTAATATCGGTTTCTAACTGCATATTTGCCGTTAAAGAAGCCGCCAATGCCAAATCATTAATTTTTTTCTTTGTCATAATTAATACTCCGAATCCGCAGTAATACGCTGGTCGTCTTCAGCGGTAATACGATAAAAGCCATCTGCTGTAATTCGCTCAATAACATCCAAAATAATGTCTTTTGTCGAATTCATTATCATAAACCAAAATTTTTTGGCTGCTTGATAAGTTTGTTTCATCTTTAACCTTTAATGATAATCATTGTCGATATAATTTCCAGTTACAGCCCAATATAATCCAGTAGCCGTTGTGTTAGTCGCCATAACTTGATCGTATATAATAGCTACTGTTTCACCTGCTTCTATTGGCCATATATTAATTTCACCAGTTATTGAATTTTTGACAGCTATATCTCCTGCGACTGTTTTGCATTTAATTAACGTGCAAAGATGTCCTATTGGAACAGTATCGCTAGGAGTAATAGCGCCTGTTTTTGTAATAAAAATTCCTATATCACCATTTGCCGTCTTTGGGTCTATTTTATAAGCCGTCATTTCTCACCTCAAAATTTAACACAATATAATAAACTTTTATTTCTTGGTCTTGCTTCGCCGCCTTCTCCCGAAACAAAAGGAACTTGTGAAATGGATAACTCATAATATTGGTACCAGCCAATACTTCTTCCAGCTATTGAACTAGAAGTAGATAATCCATCTGTACTTTGACTACCCCAGAGCGCACTTGGCAATAAATGATGATGTGCTTTATTTGTATCTATTTGGCTTGTCCCTATCTCATTTCCGCCAATTCCGCTTTCTGTTGGGTTTCTTATATCAAATCCTTCATCGACATCAGAATTAACAGCCTGTGCTCTCAAAAAATATCCTCTATAATCAGGAACCTTATAATAATATTTTGAAATCGCTTTAGCGGTTTTTGTTGCAACATCGTTTGCGCTATCTGTGCTTAATAATTCTATCTTTATTCCAGTTTTCAATGGTATTTGTGGGTCTGTTCCAACACTATCTACAGTATACCATACATAAAAATTTATAGATGAATTATTAGCAAGAAAATATTCGCTGCCACTGAGTGTTGACGCCGCATTGCAAACAATTTTATTCGCCTGTTTTCCTTCTAAGGCATTTTTTATCTTCCATAGAACGGCTAATTGATTATCAGACGCATTTAAATCTACAACAATTCCAGTACGCCCACCTATTGCAGGATCGGTACCTAACCCATCTACCCTAAACCAAACATAATAATTTCCAATAGTTGATGATATTAAAAAATGATATCCTGCTATAGTTCCACTAGAATAACTTGCTCTTGGCGAAACGTACGAATAATAAGCTTGTACAGACGGCGAACCAACATGGGTTCTCACAAATCTACCAAGAGAATTAGCTGGGTCTGGTGCTGTAACAGCGCCATCATTTTTGTTTCTAAAAATCAAACGATAAAGAAAATCGCAAGAGAAGCCACCTGTTGCTTCAAGCGCCGATTTAATTTTTCTCATAATTGATACATTTGATTCATTGTAAGTTATTTTTATTTGTATTCCTGTTCTTCCACCGATAGCAGGATCATTCCCAACTTCAGAAATACCAAACCAAACATAATAATCAGTTGTTGTGCTACTTATTAAAAAATAATGACCGGGTTCAATTGCCGAAATCTGATTAAAATAAATAAATAATTCTTGTGGCTGCGTCGGACTAGGTGGAATTATTGTTTCAACCACAACAGATTCTGGTTTCAAGTTTCCGCTTGTGGCAGCCGAAACAGTTCCGGGTGAAGTATTTACAACAGACAATGTCATTTTTGGTTCAGTAGCTTGTTCTAATTTGTTTATTGAATCATCTACTGTAATTGCAAACTCAGAAAATCCTTTATCGCCACCAACTCTTTCCGTTGAAAAAGAAAAACCAGTATTATTATCAGCCCAAGCAGTAATTGCTGTTTCCTTTTTCTCATTTGTGATAATGATGTTATTAGTATATATCAGCGGGAAAAATCCATCATCACCATATCCAAAAATATTTCCGTTTCCAAATTCTGTTTCCCATTGGTTATAAAGACGCTCATAGGTAATTGGAACATCATATGAATTATATTTTGCATCCACTTTATCTGTAGTCACATAAGTCGTTCCATCAAGAGGAAGATAACCGTCGGGAATATTTTTTCGAAGCATTTTTTTTACAAAACCAGTGTCATTATAAAACGCTTTTTTATTTCCTATTGAAATTTCTGTATAATAAGCATTTTCAACACTCGCCACTTCAGATTCATAAGCATTTCTTTCTAGTCTGTCTTGATAAAACGATTTTTTATCAAAATTTCTAAGAATTTCTCCTAAATTAAGCTGAAAATTAGTAAAACCAATATTGAATGCTTCATTTAACGGCATTCTGAAAATCAGACTAGTTTTATCGTTGTTATCTGTGCCCTTGCTTTTACCAGATACTGAAGGAATTTCGAAATTAATTGATTTTTCAGAAAAAGTACCATCTGCGCTGATTGTACCAACACCTGTAACAACTTCTGAACTTGGAGAGCCGCCTGTCCCAAAGTTTTGCTTAACTAAAACAGTAATTAAAGAACTTGTATTTGAAATAATAGACAAACCCAAAGACATCGTTTGCTCAGAAAAATCTTGCGTATTTCCTAGCGCATATTGAACGTCTAACTCTGTTTGACCACCTGCACCAGAAGAAGTTTCATATACATTCATGTAATAGGTAGGCGTATTATCAACATCGCTTTGTCCCATGCTGAATTGCTTAAATTCAATAATAATGTTTCCTTCTTCATTGTTTCTTCTAAATGTCCATCCTTCATCAGCTATAACCACATCCTCATTTGGAGGTAAATCGCTGCTTGCACCCTCTAATTTTTTATTGTCAAAAAACCGAAATTGAGAATTTAAAATATGATTTCTATCGGTTTCCTCGAAAGTTGGCTTAATTTCTTGTTGTATCAAAAAATTGACAGGAGCATTGAAATTATCTTCATCGTAATATGGTGAATCATCCTCTTTTTTAACAACAAGATAATAATTTTCATCACTTGCCCAATAAATAGGTTGAATAACTCCGCTGGTTGGGTCTACAGGATGACCGCCTGAATCAAGAATTATTGGTTGAACCCAAACAGTTGTTCCTTCTCTGTCTTTATAGACAGCTTTTTCTGTAGAATGTTCAGTTGCCTTAAAACAAAATACTTTACCATTAGCAAGCGGATTTCCTTCACTATCTGAAAAATACCATACTGGATTAGGTGATAAATTGTATTGTGTTTCTATAGTCATTTTAACCTCTTTCTCGTGATGGTCGTCCTGCAATTATAGGAACACCTCGAAGCGAACCAGCAGCGACATTTAATCTTCGTAAAATATTTGCAACAATCGGGGTTAACCTTTCAGCAGGGACACGGCCTTGCAATGCTCGAGCAATAAGAGAGGATAACCCCAAACTTGCTCCTAATGCTGGGTGGAAAAATGTTGTTGGAACGCCAATTGTTTGAGCTATATCTGCCAATTTTCTTAAAAATTCTCTTCCTGTCGGCGCATTCAATCGACCAGTCTTTAAACGAGTATTTTCCATTCTCGAAAATTGGTCGATTGAATTGAATATATTTTCTGAATTTTTATCGTGACTAAATAATGCGTTTCTAACACTAGGATCAATTTTATCCACAAGTCGCGTGAATTGTTTTGTATCTAATTCATTATTGCCGTCTAATGCACCCTTCAAATGATTAAATAAAATTAAATTCTTTTCTGGCGCAGATAATCTTTCTATTTTTTGAGCATTCCCGCTTTTTGACAATCCTTTTGATAAATTTTCAATTTTATCATTTACTCCGATTAATTGATTTTTTTGCATGTTTGATAAATCGTTCAAACCTTCATCGCCAACTGCGGATTCAATAAATGGTTTATTTTGACCAGAATATTGTTTATCAAAAATATTTAATAACTTTGATGGATTAGCTTCACGTCTTTCTGTTGTAGGATTAAACTCAACGCTATCTTTGAATGCCTGAAAAGCTAATGCTTTTTTACCATTTTCGTTTAATTGGTTTAAAACTGAAGGAAGTGCGGTATTATCAAAATTAAGCAATTCTTTATGAAGATTTCCGATTTCAGCAGCTCCTTTAACAGCATTTTGTATGCCTTCTGTGCGAAGCGGCAACGCATTGGTTTTCCAATAATTGTTTGCTTCTTTCCATTTGGAAATGGCATCTGTATTTTCAAGCGCATTTCCCAAATCATCTTCTACATTATTTGCAAGCGAACCAAGCATGCTCGAAACCGTTCTATTTTTCTCAAAATTATATTTTTGAGCAAGCTCTCGCAAACGCTTCATGGTTTCTGTTCCACTTTCAAATGTCTGCCTTTTTGCCCGAATAATTTCTCCTTGCGCGTTTCTTAATTCACCTCCCCTAACTAAACCAGCCAAAATATTATTAATTTTGTCTACATCTACTTGAGGAACTCCTCTGTTTAATAATTCAGTTTCTTTTTCAAGCAATTCTTTCGCGTTTTTAGATGCTGTGGGGAATACCATTCCAAAATTACCGCCTTCTCTTGCCGAATCGTAAGCATCATTGTATTTTTCTGCTGCCTTAGCGCTTATATTTTTATCTAAATCTGTTACGGCGCTTCTAAGACGTTCTGGTTGAGCAGATTCTGGCAAACCACCTGATAAATTATTCATGAAACTATTGGCTTGGTCTCGTTGGCTTGCTATTTTTTGAAGTTCTTGATTTGCTTCTATTGGGGACAAATCTGAACGAAGCCTTTGCATATATTCATTAAAAACATTTCCAACACCTCTAGCAAATTTGCTCTTTCCAGCAGCGGCAGCAAGTTTTCCAGCAAATGGTTCTACAACCTTGCTCGCGGCTCCCAATCCTGTGCCTAAAGTCATTCCACCCAATGCTTGCGCTTGAGTCGGAGCTTGCTGCTGTCCTAACGCACCTGTTAACCCCAATGCCGCGCCTCCAGCAAGGCGCCCGATTCCAAGTTCTGGTATTGCAAGACTTCCTAAAAATTCGCCTAATCCTTCTCCGAACGTACCGACAAAAGGCTCTGTAATTTTTTGTATTGGGTCTGCTGGCTTAACACCCATTTTTGCAAGTCCTTCTGCAATCTTGAATGGAAGAGATAAAAACGGAATATTGGCTTGAGCTCCTGCACGTTCAAATGCGCGTCCGATAACTTCTGGTGTTCGTAAAAGACCAGCGCCAAATTGTTTGTAGAATGGAGCTTGTTGCGCTTTCATAGATTTAGCGACATCTTCTAAAGTTTGCTCACTCAACACAGGAGGGGTTGATACAGCAGGTTGTTGCTGCATTTGAGATGCCACATCATTTAATGATTGTTGTGTAATAGATTCATTCATTATTTTATTAAACCCCTTCTTCGTAATTCATTTTTGTATTCATCTACATCAAGACCATGTTTTTTAGCAGTTTGTTCAATCATTTGCTCTATTTGATTTTGTTTAGTAGTCAATAATGGAGTTTTTGAAATTGATGGCGCAATCTTTTGAATGCCATGAATAGATGGAATAGTTTGAGGATTTTCTCCTAATGACAAAACGTATTGCCCATTATTTAATTTTTGAATTGCCTCTGGTGTTGAAAATTGTTCGGCTTTTCCAACATTATTTTGTAAAATTTCACCAGTTTGCGGGTCAACAAGCGGATAATGAGAAATATACTCATTCCAACCACGACTGGCAGCACCAAAACCTGATATTCCTTTACCTGCAACATCACTAAAATATTTGCTCTTATTTATTACTCTTTTTGCTGATGCGGAAAGTGAATTTATTCCCTCATTAAAAGCTCCTTCGCCAAAATTTCGACCCACTTTTGATTGAAGAATTAATTTTCTTAATGAATCGGTACTCCTTATATTTTTCATTTGTCCTGTAAGATTTATTACTAAATCTTTTAATGCTCGGTCAAATGCTTGGGCTGCATTTGTTACGGCTGGCGTATGTCCAAATAAAACTCCTTTTTCACCATAACCAAGATTCGCATAATTTTTTTTCATTTCATTTAAATCTGCAAGTACGCGTTCTGAAATATCAGAACCAGCAGACATATCTGGAAGTGCTGAACCCAATGCTTTTGCATCAGCTTTTTGAAGAGCTTCTTGTCCGGGTGTTGGCGCGTTTGCTTGTTGGCGCAATTTTTGAAGCATTATTTCTGTTCTTAATTCATTTAATCCTAAATTTGCCTTTCTTTGTTCCGCTAGACCTTGGGCGTTAATTTGGGCTAATCTAATTTGAGATTCAATCTGCTGTGGAAGTAATTGTGTACGCGTTTGAGCTAATCCAGTTTGAGCTTGTTGCAATGCTCTAGCCACTTGCGCATTTCTAAGCGCTTCAGCGGTACTCATCGCTGTTTGAACGGGACTAAATTGACCGATTTGTGATATTATGTTTTCTACTGCCATTAAAAGAATCCCCCTGATAAACCGCCGCCGCCAAATTGCTGAAATTGATTAACCAAAGAACTGACGCTTGGTTCTATTGGTGCAGATAAAGCAGAAGAGCCAAATAAATTGCCAAAACCGCCACCGCCAAAACCGCCACCGCCAAGAGCACCACCTATTAAACCACCTATTCCGCCAAATAAACTGCTAATGTCTCGTTGTCTTCCAAGAGCGCTTGCAGCTTGTGCTGCGCCAATGTTACCTAAATCTCCAGCAATTCCAGCACCTGTTTGTAACGCACCGCCAGCAAGCGCTTGACCAGCCCCAAGACCACCCCCGAAAAGAGATTCTAATGCCTGCTGCTGACTTGAACGCACTCCTAACGCTTGGTTTATGAATTGATTCAAATTTTGAGATGCAAGACCTGATACAGTTTGCGCCAAACTTGCACGTTCCGCACCTGTATCAAGAAGGCCTGCGCGTTCTGCTTGATTCTGCAATGCGCGTGTTGCTTGCTGCTGAATAAATTGCTGCCCTGGTGATGTCTGGAACTGCTGCGTTAATCTATTAATTACCGCTGCTGGATCGCCGCCAGTTAACGCCTCAAGTCCGGGAATCGCAAATTGTCCAGCGCCCATAAACGGACTTAAAAATTGCTGTGCTTTTTCAAATTCTGCGCGGCGTTCTGCAATTGCCTGCTGTTCTGCTTCTTCTATATCAGAAGAAGCATCCCCACCTCCGCCAAATAAACCGCCTAATGCGCCGCCAATTACACTTCCGATACCATCAAATAATCCCATAACATCACCTATGCTCTTCTATAATGCTCAATCCAAAGATTTTTAGACTTCGAATAATGAAGTCTAATAATCGAATTATTTTTTAACGTGAAATTGGCTGTTAACGACAAACCGTTTCCGTTTACTAATTCCACTGTATTTGTATCAGACATCCCTTCGATATCTATAATTTTCCCATCAAACCATGCATATATTTGTGGGTTCGATGTTAAAGTTATAGCGCCGCCCGTACTTTCTATACGTATATTTTCTGATAATGGCGATATAATGTCTGAAACACTTAATTGCTGAATATCTGAAACTCTATTTTTACCAAGCGATTGATCGCGAAGCGAATTAAACCAAGAATGCCATTTTTCAGTTACCTTAGAATTATCTCCCGAGATTTCATCTAATTTTGGCACTGGCGGAATATTTTCAGTCGTCGTTGTCATGCGTCACCTAAAACTATTCCAATAAATGCATCAAAAATTCCAAATTTCGTTTTATTCCAATAATCAATCTTGAATGTAATTTGATTTCCATATCCTAAATTATAAAATTTCACCTCTTTTAGATAATCGCCAATTTTTCCTATATCGGCCAAAATCGTTTTTCCATACGTCAATCCTCCATCATGCGATACACGAAGATAGATAAACGGCTTCGTATCTCCATGAAAAGCATCAGTTTCCTTAAAACCATCTAAAGATTCGCCGACATTAATTCTTAACTTTAGAAAAGAACAAATAAAATTATCGTTATTCGGCAATCTAAATGTAGGTGTTGTAATATTTCTATTAATTTCAATTCCATCTGCGCTATAATAATTTATTGAACGTTCATATAGAGCATTATCAGAATAATCGATGACATAATGTTTGCCATTATAATAGGTGTGTTTTTCTGCCAAATCCCGTTCATTTGCTTTATAGGTCAATCGAACCCATCTATCCCTATACGGCAGTTCGCTATTAATTCTAAATTGCCAACTTTTATTTTCTGTTGGAAAATTTATTTGATAAAAAATATGCCCGAGCGAATTTTTATAAATGAACCCTGTCGCATCATCCACTTTTGAATAATTTTCAAATTCACGTTCTATAGCAGGACTGCTGACCAAATTAATCTTTCCGCCGTCTGTTATAGCGACTGAATTAACGCCTTGTTTGCTCTGTGTAAGCCATCCAATAAATCCAAGTCCTGTATCTTTTGCAAGACTTCTTGGTGCAACACATCCAAAAGGAATGTCGGTCAACTCTTTTCTAAAAGGAAGTGGTGGCGGAGCTCCAGCGTCGTACCATATTTGAGTAATATATTTTCCAAAAACATAAAGTTTGCTTTGACCTAAAATAGTAGCAAGCCCTATTACTTTTTCCCCAAATGGCAATTTAAATTCAGCATCGCCATACCAAAGCAGCCCATTATTAATCTCCGAATAATTAATTTCGTTTGTTTCACCATAACCTGCTACAAATCTATCTGAAAAAAAGACGGTCGATCGCGGCAATTTTGGAAATGCTGGTTGAGTCTGCAATCGAAAAACACCTGTTTCTCTGTTATAAAGCCATCCATTAGCGCCATCGACAATAAGCATTTCTTTATCGCTACTCGATATGTCAACTAAGCCAGAATCAGTGTTAATTGTTCCCAAATCATTTTCAGATAGAACTTCATCAATAAGATAAATTTCAGCTCCGCAAACAGCCACTAATTTATCAGCAAATTGGTGAAGTGCTCGCCCTCGACCGCTTTTACTAAATCTATGCGCAAGAACCAAACCATCTGTTGGGTAATAAGCAATCTTATTTTGCTGGGCCTTTTCTGTTTCCACATACAAATTTACAGTTTCTTGGGTATCGAATTGCGGAAACAATCCTTTTCCATAACCGCCAAAAATATTAAACGAAAGGTTTTTTGACATAATCATAACCTCTCGCATCGAATGAATCGGATAATCTTCCATCTACAATTGGATATAAATTACATTCACTTGCCGATTGAATTTCATTTGATAATTCTTGATATCTGTTTTCTTTTCCACCATCCCAAACTGCTGATGGATAAATATCCCTAAGCGCTCTTGCTAAATCATAAATTACAAATTCATCCCATCCAGCAGGAACGATAATATCCAAATCATCTGAAATAATAAGCGGATAAACTTCAAATTTACCAACCAATAGAATTTCATATATTCTTTCCGGCGTTGGCAAAAATGTTATTTTCGAATTGTCTAATTCTTGATTGAAATAATAGAAGCAGGGACGACCATATGAATTTAAATTACGATCATTATTGTAAAATGATTCTTTATCCAATACATCTAGGCAATATTGATATGAATTTTCACTTAATTTCACATATTCCAGCGAAACAAGTTTCTTCGTGTCAACATCTTTTCCAATTCCAATTGTATAGGAATCTTGGTTTGCTATTGTGTTAAAAGTTACCTCTTTTGTATAAGGAACTTTCGCCGAATCATTGGCATAATTTTGTAAACGAAAATTTAAAGTTTTTAAACCTTCTGTTTTCCTGTAAGCTGGTAAATCTTCATTTGACCCTTTTACACCAATAAGAGTATAAGCCCTTTCAATTGCAGAGATAACGGATGTTCTTGCCATTTAAACCCCCGCTATAAGCGCGGCAAATTAATTCACCGCGCTTTCATATTAGATTAACCAAGTAATAAAGCAGACCTATCAGGATTTACTTTATTCACCCATTGCAGATTCCAGCGATAAAGCTGAGTCGGTTTTAAAGTCGTAATATCTTTGTCTTGAAAAACCGTCATACCTAACTGTAACTGAGGCAAAAATGTCACAATATCATTAGGGTCTGCTTTTGGAAGAGGAGGCGCTGCTATCATTAACGCACTCGTATTAAACCCAACATTTGCCTCATAAGGTATTTTTGTCGTTGAGCCAACGCCAGTATTAGCAGTAACTAAATATACAGCCATACCAGCAGTAATTTGACCGCTAATGTTTCGATATGGGTCTGTCGGGTCATAATAAAGCGCTTCGCTAAATGTAACCACTAAATCTCCGCTTCCATCGCTTGCATAACTATAGCGAATTTCTTGTGGAGCAGTTGGCCACGGCAATGGCGTTGGATTACTTCCATCAACAACACTTATACTTAATGGATATTTTGTAGAATTTCGAAATACAGGGTTTAAATAATTGAGTGATGGAATAACTAATTTATCGCCAGTTCTCAAAACATCCGATACGGTTGCGCCTAACGTAGTTAATGTTAACTGATTCGCTCCATTTGCAACGTTTGTTTTAACTGTACCGCAAGCAACTAATCCAGCAGTAGGAGTTGCTGAATTTAAACCAACGCCTGCAACATGTCTTACAACAGCAGAACTTTTTAGAACTTGATCAAAATTTGTCGTTCCATTAGGAATTACCACATTTCTACTAAAATTTCTGCTTAATGGAACATCATTAATTGGAAATGCAGAAAATCCTATTGAGGAAGCTGTTGAATAACTCAAAGCTAAAAACCGTTCCCCAAGATTAATAATTCCCATATCTCCCATTAAGGCATCTAAGTCGCTTAAAGCCTTAAAAGTAGTCGGTGTAACACCAGCAGTTCCTGTAAACAAATAGGTATTTTTGAATAACTGCCAAGAAGAATCTAACTCAATATCAGACGCCAATGCTTCATGAATTGCGTCATCAATTCGCACTTCTTTCTGATGTTTAATATTGAATTGTCTTTCTCGAACGGTGGGCGCCCATTTAGCATTCGTTGACATATTTATTGTCATCAATGCCGTTCGTTCAGTAATATCACCGCTAGCAGCTGCATATCCTGCATCAGAAACGGTATTTACTTTATTTGGAAGTTGATATTTTACGCCTTCGCCTTGATCGACTGAGCCATCATTATTGAAATTTGCTTCATATCGAGTATCTGATGCTTTAACAAATACAAACCTTGCTTGAAGTCTATCTAAAACCCTCTCCGCAACCACTTGGTCTACGGTATATGTACTAACCATCTGTAGGTACCTCTAAATTATTTTGTTAATAATCTACAGGCTCCCCTCTACGTCTCTTTTCATAGGCTTCAGCAGCAGTAAACGCGCCTTTTGCAAATGAACCATTTTCTTTTAAAGGCGTTGGCTGTTTAGTGCTGTTGCTATGTAATTTCGATTGTTTTCGGGCAGCCATGTCACTCATAAGTTTTGTCATGGCAGCAATCCGCTTTGCTGGATTGTCTTTTCTTGCAATCTCATCTAATTTTTCTTGCCCGCTTCTGGTTCGTCCAATTTCATAAAGAAAATCGATTCCATTTTCGCCAAACTCACTCGCTATTTGCGCAGCAGCTTCGGTTAAATGTGTGTCTAACAAACCCATGTCAAACAATTCGACAAGTGTAGTCTGAACATCAATCCCATTTCTTTTAACAGAATCCAAAGCTTGCGCTTTAGTATCTTGACTCCATTCTATGTTAGATGTCGATGTATCTTGTTTTTTTGTTTCAACTGGTTTTTGCTGCCCTTGAAATTGATTTTGAGAATTAGAACCAAGTCGCTCCAATTCTTCAAAAGTCATGTTCAGCGGTAACTGTTTACCAGTGACTGGGTCATACAAAACTGCAAAATTTTGAGGCTGCTGTTGATTTTGCTGAGAAAAATTCGGTTGATAAGAACTTTCTTTAGTAAAAGAATCTAACTTTGATTTATATTCAGCAAGTTGATCCTCTAACTCTTTTTGTTTTCGCTTCGCAGCTGTTGATTCTTTTCTTAATCGTTTCCACGCTGCATCCGCTATTTGCCGCTTTTTCTCTTCGCTTTCTTCCTCTTGTTTCGCTAATTCTTTTGTTTCGGCACTTTCGCCGTTAGGATTTTCTTCAGTTTTAGACTCCGAAACGTCATCCGTAGTATTTTGTTCAGCTTCTACGTTAGCTTCTGATTGAGATTCCAAGTTTTCTTCTGCCATTTTTACCTCAATTGGTAACAGTAGTACGGCTACTTCCGACTAGAATGTTCCACGTGAAACATTCCATTTGGGTAAATTTAATACAGTAAATTTTATTTGTCAAGAGTTATCCACAGGTTATCCACAGATTTTTACGCACACGATCTAACTCCAGCATATATATTGATTCGAGAGCTATATAGATTGAAATTTTTCCCGCGTTTTCCCGTCGGGAAAACGGGAAACAATCAGGAAAATTTTTTTATGTTTTTTCATTCTTGAAGCAGTCAAAGATGAGCTCACGCGCTTGCTCTGATGAGTACTGTAAATTTCGTGTCATTTTGTCACCTCAGAGGTGTCATTTTGTCACCTCAGAGGTGTCATTTGTCATTGAACGTCGTTCAATGACAATGACAAATATATTGCACAGATATTTGCATTATTTCTCTCGATTAGTTAAAATAGCCACAATTTATATATACTAAGAGGTATTTTATGGGTCGTCCGCCATCAAAAGTACAGCCAGCAACTCAAAATGATGTAAATATCGATTTTAAATTTCCAACATTAACCCAAGAACAATTAGAGAAGATTCAAAGGAAACTAACAAAAGAACAATTTTCTTATTTTGTCACTCAATTGCACGAATCCGAACGAGTATTGGAAGAAGAAAAAAAACAGAAATCATCCTGTCATGCTGGGCAAACTATTAGGAATTTGAAAACCAATGAACATTATGTAATTGTGTGGACAGGAAAAGGACAGGTTAAAAACCATAATCTTGAAGTCAAAATTGTGAATCTCGATAATGTCGATGAAGAGGAAATTTTTAATACTGGCGAAGTAAAAGATACCTCATTAATATCTATGGACGAAATGGCAAAATTGATGAAAGTAGAAAATGCCAAAGAATTTTCACAAAATTTTGCTACAAACAGAGGAAGATTCGAGGTTTAAAATTGTGGTTGTCTTCCGCCGAACAATTCACCTAGCGAACGTTTAGCTGTCTCAAATGCCGTTTTTTGCAATTCCATGTCAGTTCGTGCTTGTTCAACTCGTAATTTATCGCTTTCTATAGACCCTTTCATTAGGACATTTAACCTTTCTGTTTGAGAATCTTGCAATTTTGAAGTCGTATTACCGATTGCATTTATTTGGTCTGCATGAGCTCTAACCGTATCATTTTGAACTTTAATCTGCTCATTTTGCAATCTCTGTTGCGCCATCTGAAGCATCATTTGCTGCTGCTGATTTTGAGATTGAATATTCTGCTTAGCAAGAGCCAATTCCTTCGGATTTTTAGATTCCTGAAGAATAATCTGTGGGTTGACTATGCCGCTATTTCTCACTCGTTCTACAAGCTGCGGTGTATTCGGTAAATCGGCATTTTCGAGTAACAAATCTATAGTAACTGGTATTAATTGTGGATATGAACTTGTTAACTGCTGCAAAAACATTAGATTTTGCATTTTTTGCAATTCATAATTATTTCCGACAGAAACCTTTACATTGAATTTTCCAATCGATAAATCGGTCATTTCATCCATCGGGTCATTTACTTTGAAAAAGTCGCTGTTTTCATTTTTATCAGGCAAATTTATATCTCTAGTATCATCAATAACATTCTGTGATAAATCCAATATGCCATTTAAAACAATCTCATAAGCTTTCCTAAAATTTTCAAAAATGATTTTTGTGGTAATGTTGCCACCTAACTGCCTCTGAGCTATCGCAACACCAGTTAACTCATTACTTGGTGCACCCATATTTGCGTCAAACCTGCCAATAACCGATTGAATTGCTGCCATAGATTGCTGCTGCTGAACAAAAAGACTTTGCGGGATTTCCTGCGGTTGCTGTTTTATCGGGGCTAATATCGAGTTTCCAAGCTGATGCGGCGTGTAAACTAATGCGGTTTTCGGCTGCGAAGTATTTCGCCACATTTGTTCATTTCCTTTTAACATTTCTCGAGTAACAAGATAGGGTTCATACCGAGTCAGTTTGAATCGTTCAGCGATTTCATTGATTATAAAATTGTGAAATCGCTGCATATCTTTTGCATAATAAATTAGAGAAATTGTTTTTTCTTTATCAAAGACCCATTTATTTTTGCATGGAAAATAAAATAATGGTAAATAAGAGCTGTCCCATATTGTGTGCTCTAATAACTGTCCGCAAGCTATTCTATAATAATGAATTTTATACGCATTTTTATTAATCTTTTGATCGATTACATAAAATCTTCTGCCATTTCTTAAAAAACTCGGCGGTTTTGAAATATTTCCATTTACTGTTTCTTTAATATCAGATTCGTTTAACTCCTTTTGTTCTTCATCAGTTAAATTGATTACATCAGTGGTATTACCAACAATTACTCTAGCAACCATTTGTTTTATTGGCTCTTTATGCCAGTGGTCTATAACCCACACGCCATCATCCGTTATCCATTCAGTACGATTTCCTAAATCCTGCTGTTTTGACGGGATTTTTGCGTCTGGATATAGATTTTTAAATTCATCTTTGCTTAAAAGAGTGTGTAATCCGCAATATCTTCCATCCTGCTTATATTTTTCTTCATCTCTGGCATTCGGGTCAAAATAACAAAGTGGCGGAGAATGGACACCAACCATTTTTACAGTTTGCCTAAAAATATCTGTTTCGTCTTCTTCTACGGCAAGTCTAATAACTCCATAACCTCCACTTGTCATATTTTCAAAAGCCATTGTGCGAGGCGTGTCACCTGAAATATGCTCAATATGAGATAATAAATCATCACGTATATCAATAGCTTTCTGAATGCCTACTATATTTTGTGATGATTTTGTCGCCGCACGTACTTTATGACTAAAAACATTTGACGCAAATTCTCCGTGAAGCTGGTCAACAACTTTTACCAAAAGATTGGCTTGCAAAGCAGGTCGGTTATCTGCTTTATAAGCATTTAACTCCTTATCATCAAATTGGCACGAATATAAAAAATTAACATCATCAATATAGTTTTGGTTGTTATCATTGTAATAAGTCTGCCAATCTCGACGAGCTTTTAAAACTTTCTCAATAATTTTTTTTTCCTTTTCTGTGCTTAATTTTCTTAGTTTATTCATCTTGCACCCTATAAAACTGAAGCAGATTGCGACATATACTGATTATAGTCAGTTTTTTGCAGAGTGTCGATGTTTCTGTCAGCCACACGCAACGCGTGATACTGTATCCCATCGTGCAAGTCAGAAACTGGATGGTCTTTTTTCGGATTGTCTTTATATACAATTCCTTGACCTGTTTTTAATTCTTCATATTTATAATCCCTCATAAAACCAGCTCTTGCTTTTGGGCAACCTTTCCTCGATAAGCAAAAACACATTTGCCCTGATGCATTAATTGTTGTTAGCAATGTTACAACCGCGCTTATTCTTCTATCTATTCTATTTGTTGGTGCGTCAATAACTCTCAGTCCGCATTCTTCCAAATCTTTATTTCCGCCATATGTTTTTGCGGGATCGCCAACAACAATTAAATCTTCTGGTTTAAAATTTTCTGCATTTTGTATTAACCAGGGCGACGCTTCTAATTGATATAATTCTTTCATGGTCAAGAACATTCCCCAAAATTCTTTGATTATTCTAAGTTGACCATAAACATACTGCCCTACCACTAAAGCAGGACAAACAGTGCCATAATCTGCTGTCATAACGATAGGAAAGTCATTGTCTATTTTTATGTCTTCGACAGAATGCAGGTCATCATTGTATTGTGGAAAAACTACTTGTCCACTTCTCAATACACCATATTTTCCTTCTATAAATACCTTTATAAATTCCTTACTTTGTCCAAGCGACGCATCAAAATAATAACCATAACCATCTTTTAGATTTTCTATATTTTCTGCTGCAGGATTTTCAACTAATTTATTTTCTTTCCACAACAAAGCGGGCGGCTGTTTATAAATGGAATGCTTATCTGGCTTTTGAACTTCAAAAATGTCATAAATCCAGTGAGATTCATCTGGTGGATTTGTAGGCAAAATAATCTTTTTATCAAATTTTTCTGTGCATATTTGTTCAGATGGCCATCGACCAATACGCGCCTTAGCATGATTAAACACTTCTCTATCCAGTTCAGACGCTTCTTCCAAAATCGCAAAAGTCGATTCAAAAGATTTGAGTTTCTGGATGTCGGACGGACGATTAAGAGCTAGAAACAAAACATGTAATTCTATCTCGCCATTTTTATCATTAAAATTATGAATAAATGTAATGGGGGCTTTCATTCGCTTTTTTATGTCTCCCATATCAGCAAACCAGTTATTCCACGTCGGGATGGTTGTACTTTCGAGTTCTGGGAATGTGTTGCGAACGACAAGCACTCTCGCTCGTCTAACACCATCTAAACACGGCGGCATTAAAATTGTGTTTATGACTGCATCTATCAAACAACCAGTCGTTTTCCCTGAACCATAACAACCTACTATGATTCGAGCAAAATTTTTGTCTGCATGGAATTTTTTGAAAGTTGGCGATGGATTATATATTCTTTTATTTTCTTCATTTTCTGCATCTGGATTGATTATAAGTGTATAGTCGTCTTGCAGTTCGACATCAATCCTATTTTCTCTAGCAGCAGAAGCTTCTAAAGCACATAATCGAGTCTCAACTGATTGTGGTAATCTAAACATTGATTTTTTTACAAGTCATGATATCATTGATTCAAACATATTCACCTTAGCCGCTTAGCGCGGCTTTTTTTATGACGCAAGAAAAAGAAAAAGAACAGAAAAAAGAAAAGCCTGTGACGTGCATATTTTATAAACCCGCGCACATAGAACAGCACATCTATATTACAAAGCAGCAGCTCGGTAAAACCGTCCGCAAAAAAGCTGGTGAAGTCAAAACGTTTGTGCGATCAAAACTATAGACTATTTCTGTGCCTGCGATACATCTTTTCTTCCAACTTCTCTCTCAATTTTTCCTCGCGCGTCGGCTTAAAATATGCGCTAAATGAATACCTGCGCTTTTTCCTGAAAAAATTAACAAGGGAATCTAACTTTTTGAAAAGCCAACGCAAAGCCTTTTTGTGCTGGGGCGGCTCAAGAACAGAGCGCGACACATTGCAGTATCTGCTGACAAACTGCCGTCTTTTTGCCGATTGAGTCAAATGCGGATGGTCTATAATACCGAGTAAAACATTAGTTTCTTCTAAAACTTCATTGCCTGCTTTTTTGCGATTGCTCTGTGTGCGATACAAAAAATCGTAGTTTTTCAGCATTAATCGCCATTCTGCTAAAATCGGGTCTTCAATAACCTTTTTTTTGCGTTTTTTCTGCACGCCAAATATAAATCGCACATCTTTGAAATTGATTTTTTCTTCCAACATATTCTCACCTCTTTTTTCTGTGATTTTTTTCGAGAGTGTCAAGTCGTTCATTGACTTTTCTCAAAATTTCCACGCCCATCGCCTCGCCGAGTAACTTATTATACACAAAAGCCTGCTCTTCTGTAATCTTCCTTTTTGCGTAAAGCTTCATCAGTTCTATGTGCTGCTCAGTCGCGGGGAGTTTAGTGATAGCCTCAAATTCATCGTTAACGTACGGGTCAAGATTAAGATATTTTGATATTTCTTTGATTGCCCACGGGACACCTTTCATCGCCTTTTTTATGAGCTGCAAAGATACCGCGCGGCTAACATGCTCTTTGTCCGGCAGTTTTTGCATTTTGTCTGTTGTATGCTTTTTCTTTTGCATTTCATCACCTGTTCGGAAATCCCGAACGACTTATTTTTTCTTCCGTTTACGCTTTTTTTGAACGCCCGCAGTCCTCAAAGCTATTGCCACTGCCTGCTTTTGAGGTTTTCCTGCCGCGATTTCTGTTCGGATATTTTGACTGATGTCTTTTTGACGCTGCTTTTTGCTCGCGCCTTTGCGTGTCTTTTTTAGTGGCATTTTGTGTTACCTCTTTTGTGAATTTTGCAACTTTTAATTTTTTTCATAAGTCTTCGATTTTTTTGCTCGGCGGCTCTATCTCAAGCTCTGTGTACCCGCACCGCGCGCACTCGCGATACCTGTAAGCGCACCCGTCGCCCTGCCAGTACGAAAAGACGTGCTGCTTGCACTTTTTGAAGCGTTCTTTGTATGCTTCGATTCTTTCTTCATAACTCATTTTTTACCTCAAACGCTCATAGAAATCACAAATTTTTACCTGTGCTTTATCGATTTGTTTGATTGTTGCCTCAAGACTTTCCAGCGAGCGTGCGCAGATATCATGAATTTCATCGCGCAAGTTATAAAAATTTTGTCGCTCTTCTTCGCTGTGTATCACTGCCAGTCCGTAAAGACCTTTTTCCGCCTTGAGCTTTTCGACTGCATCTGATGACCTGTAAACTTCTGTCCAGCGTCCGCCAAAAGCACCGTCATCATCCGCAGAAAAGATTTTATATGCCCTCGTTTTAGAGAGAATGTCGGAGCGGAGTTGCGTTTTCTCCATATACAAAATGAAATCATTGCGAGATGGTATAGATACAGCATCACTGAGCAAGTCAGCATAGTGCTTTCTTGAGTCAGGTTCATCATCGACAAGAGCGTCCACGATCATTTTTTTGTCAGCCGCTATAGATGCAGTATCATTAAAGTCATAGCAAAACATGTACCAGTATTTTGTACCCATCATTTTTTACTCCCCGCTTTTAAAGATTTGCCGACTTTCGAAGCTACATCTCTTGCCGTGTCTGTATCTGCGACTTTTATCTTTATGCCACGCTTCTTCGGCATCAGCACTTTTTTGAGTCTCGGGTTCGCTCGCTTTGCTTTTGCTGATGCGCGTCTCGTCGATGCCGCTAAGATTGCGCCCGCTCTTTCTTTTGCGCTTTCGTCTGAGACGCGTTGCGACTTAAGCCTTCTCGCGATTTTGGATTGCACTGTTTTAAATCCCTGATGTTTTTTCGATTTCATTTTTTTGACCTCGCTGAAATTTATATCTGGATATTGTAGCACATAGTCGCATGCTCTATCTACTATGCACCACAGATCGCCGAGCTGGGCGAACAATTCATTTTGATTTCCCCACTTTTGTTGATATTAAAGAGTTTTCAGAGAGTAATTTTATTTCGCTGTTTATTCCTGTTTTTTGCGCGATGAGATTGCTTTTGCGCCAAGCCTTTTGAAGCATTCTTTTGCGCTAACGTTTTTAATTTGCCGAAAATGCCTTGGCTGCATACATTTTGGGCAAATTTGTTGATAAAGGTGGTTATTTTTTTGGTATTGTAGCGAGAAAGTGCGTTTTTTACACAAAAACCTGCACAAAAAAAGCGCAACCCGTCAAAACCAGCCAATGGCTTATGATTTTAGCCTTGACTGTGTTGATGTTTCATGTCAACATGCCCACGTAGCTTGATACACAAGCTTTTTTAGTAATAAAATTTTTAAAAGAGGACTACATCATGATCACTTATACTTATACTTTATATTGCTATGATATCGTCAACGGCTCGCAGAAGCTACAGACAGCGGACACAGAAGCCGACGCACGCCAGATGCTCGCAGACCTAAGAAAAGAGCTGGTGCAGCTTGACGGCGACTATTATGAGCAGCAGCACTTAGACTACGCAGCAGAGTATCAAGACGACGATGAGATAGATAGTACAGCAAAGCCCATCTACATCAGCGATAAGATATGCACCAGCAAAGCTGAGCTAGACGATGAGCTTATGCCTGACAGCGACTATAGTGATCAATACGGGATACTACGAGAAATCGAAAAAAAGGAGAGCCCTTGGTGCGTCAAAACTGCATTTATAGTCGGCTCGCAAGACTATGACCGCATGCAAAAGTCATCTAGTAAGTAAACATCATCTTTCCCCACACTCGTGTGGGGGTGTATTTTATTTTTTATTAAGAGGGACAACATCATGGAAAATTCATATTTTGTAAATTTTGGCACAGGCGCTGGCAATGAGTGGCGCGACACACTCGAGCAAGCAAAAGCATATGCGGAGGCACATCTAGCATATACACAGACTAGCATACACATCGAGCACGACGACGAGGTAGTCGCTACGCTGCCGTGGTACGGTGTGCGCGCTGGTGATGACGACGTAGTGATAGCAGACTACGCCGACTTTGGTTTTTACGGCGAGTGGACATCTAGTGAGTAAACATCATCTTTCCCCACACTCGTGGGGGTGCTTGTGGGAAATGCAGCGATAAAACAAGAGAGGCTTTTTTTACTTTTTTATTAATTAATTTTTAGAGGGACTGACTTATGAAACTTAAGATGAAAGAAAAAGCATATCACAGAAACGGAATCGGAGGCGAAGGTTTCCATGTAGTGAAATTTGTTTACATTGATGAATGCGATGCAGAATATCCAATGACAGCGACTATTTTCAAAAAAAAAGGGCAATGCGCTGTGCTGCAAGACAATACCAATGTCGATAACGCTTGGCGCGGGGACGAGTTTGAAAAAGAACTCAGAGAATATATAAAAGCAAAATGGCTATAAAACTTTAACCCAAAAGATAAATCTTTCCCCACACTCGTGGGGGTGTATTTTATTTTTTATTAAGAGGGACAACATCATGGAAAATTTAAAATGTAACGAAACTACAGATAATTGGAAATTCCCGACGGTGCGCTTCAACGACACCATAATTTTTGAAGAACCGGGCCGCGTGATAGGGAACGTCTGCTACAGGGCTTTTTACTTTAGACTAGTTGAAAAACGCTTTGGTTGTATGTTTTTGCTAGTAAAACATGGCGGCGGAGAAGAAAGTATCTGTTTGGATTTTTTACACGATGACAAAGAAATAAGCGCGTTAAAAAAATTAACGAGCACAGAAAGATACTTGATGTTTTTCACGATTTTTAAAGCGTACCGCAATACAAAAATGCTTTTAGAAAAGCAAACAATAGCAAAAATATTCGAAAAAAGAAAATCGAGAAAAGCACAAAAAGAACTTATGTACATAAAATCAACAATAAAAAGAAACACATACTATGGGGGACAACACAATGACTACACAAAAACCGACGAGGCACACTGCCAAATCTTTAACTATTGAGGTGCATTATGAAAAACAGCGAAAACTTTACAGTTGAAAGAATAGATTTTGAGGAACGCAACGCAAACTTACAGACAGCGGATTTAAGCACTGCAAACTTACAGACAGCGGATTTAAGCACTACAAACTTAGATGGTCTTGATCTTACACGACCGGAAAATCGCTTAAAAATTGCAGAGATGCTTTTCGGAATCGTTGAAAAAATAAAATCTCGAAAACCGCTATAAATTGAGGATAAACTAATGGTCAAATATTACATTGAAATAACGGAAGACGAGTATCAAAATAAAATTTGCGACGCAAATTACATCTTGCACGACTCCGCGATGCCGCTAAAAGAAAGGCATTTTTTACTAACAAACAGAACAAACGAAGAGGAAAACAAAGATGGACAAGAAAGAGATTGATTATACGGGCAAATTCATCGTTGAAAAATACAAAGAACTTCAGAAACTTGTAAAAAAACACGTTGAATCTAACCCGACCACTAAAGACGACAAGATAAAATGCGCGCTCGAAGTACATTTTTTCTTAAATGAAATTTTTATGGCAGGGCGCAAATATCAAATCAAACAATTTTTAAATGGAGTATACAGTAATGAAAATGACTTACAAATCTCACCGCTCTTTAATTAGCTTCACAAGCGGCTTCACGTGGGGATTTTCTCTCTGCGTGATCATGGTCGCTATCTATGTACTCTTAACATGAGGTGACGGGTGACGAAATGATGAAATTTTTTGCGGTGAGTTACACAAAACCAACATACATTAACTACGAGTCGCTAAAGTATTTTACCGACGAGCAAGGGCACGTAAAGACTTTTGCAACCAAAAGATACGCCGACCTTTTCTCAGAAAAAAACGGGGGTCATACAGTGCAACTTTGCTGCCGCGAATTTGAGGACAACGGTGACGGTACTTTAACTTGGGTTATATAAATATAGAGGTGAACGATGAAAAAAACATTTGAAGAGACAAAAGAGAACCACGAAAGAATTTTCGGAAAAATTGAACTACACGACGCGCACTTATATACAGCAGACCTGCACGATGCAAAGTTTATTGGTCACTCGTGGGAAATAATTGACGCAAATTTTAAATATAGCGAGGTGAAAGATGAGTAACACAAAAGAAATAGAAGCCCAGCAAACTGCGTGGGAAGCGGGCTATGAAGCGGGCTGCGAAGAAGGACAAAAAGCATATATAGAAATGAACAAATTTTATGAGGAAAAAGAAAATGAAACATACAAAATCGAAAGAGGTGAACAATGAAGAACGAAACTGAAATCAAAGAACTTTTTGCCGCGTTATTAGCGGAAGATGAGCACATAAAAGGACTGCAAAAATTGCCGTTCTCCAATCATATAGGGACGCACGAAGAATGTCTGAAGCATTTCTCGGCTTTGTGCTGTCAAATTTTTTGCTTGGTTAGAATGGCCGGTATTGCAACCCTTAACACAAACCTCACGCCAGAAGAAGCAATGAAAGATATTAACGCCGTCTATCATAAATTTGGAACTTTCTTTATTTCGTGCTTCGTTCAAGAATGTCCTTTTACGTGGGATGGTGACGCCAGTGAAACTATTAAGTTAGCACATGATATTTTGAATGACAATAAGCCTCTCTTAGAAAAGATACAACTTGAACGAATGAAATATCAGATTGAACAACTTGACAAGACTGGAGGGAAAAATGAAAACCGAACATGATTTTTTTGAAGAATTTATTGACTACGCAGTAAGCGAAAGCGATATCGAAAAAATCAACAAACTGTATAACTTGCTTTATGAGTATATCAATGAAAAGGAACGTGAGGCATTATTCAAAAATTATTTTTTGTGTGATTTACCTTTTTGGAAATGCGGGACTTACCAGCTGCTAAAGTTTTTAAAAATACTAATACGTGAAAAAATAATTGAACGCTTAACAGTCGCCGTCCTCTCCGATGATCGTTTTACGCCGCAAGAGGTACGCGATAAAATATGGGAGTTTAAGCAGGAGTACAAAGATAAAAAGCTTGACCCCGCAGAAATCGGTGGCGATCTTGACGAATATGCGCAAAAAATAGTTAACGAGCTGTATCTCGGTCTTAGAAATTATGAATAATTTAAAAATTGACCAAGAGACTCTATTTAAGCGAAAAACGATGATTGGTCATCGAATAAAAGACTTGCGGAGGATGTATAAAATAACACAACGTGAGCTTGGCGAAGTTGTGGGGATGACCCGTTTTTCCTTATGCCGAATTGAGCGTGGGCGTGCTGCTATGCACATGTCCCACTTAATACGGACAGCGCAATTTTTTGAGTTGCCGCTATCCTTTTTTTTTATGTCAGACGAGGAGCTACAAAATGCAAAATCCATCGAACAGAAAATCAAGTCCCTATAAGCCGACGCACAAAGCTAAGCATAAAATTACATTAAAGCGTAAAAAAGAAATATTAGAAGCCACCGACACAGAATTACCTCGTTTTTTGTCGATATTAAAAAGAAAGCGTACAGAATTAGGGTACAGCCAAGACGAAGTAGCGGATTTTTTGGATATTTCTTGGGATGCATATAAAAAAATAGAATATGGGAAATCGAATAATTTCCGTGTAATTGATCTAATAAAGCTGCTAATGCTATTTGAGATTGATTATGTTTAATGCTTAACTGCCGCAAATTTTCCGCATTTGATTTCTTCAGACATAGTTTTGTCCTCCTGCCTAATTATCGTTGTCATAAACCACCGTTTATGACAACGCAAATATGCTCAAGATTTTAAGCAACGATTAAACATCCATTTTATCAAGCATTTGTAATTATTGTGATGTTTACAACAGCGACGTTTGCACGACTCCCATTACATTTCTATAAATTCAAGTCATTTCTAAAGCTTAGCGGAACGCTCATTATTTCCTCAAATATGCAAAATTTATGCACTATTCCCACCGCGCCACCCTCTTTAAAAAATAAAAGCAAAAAAATACATTAGAGTATTAATAGAGAGGGGCTGCTCCCTACTTATTTGATTTCCTATTCGCACTTATTTTTGAATGCAGGCCTATTTTTGTCTATTTTTTGAAAGTTATCCACAGAGTTATCCACAGGCTAAGAAAAATTGACTTGCTGTGGGTCGCAATACAGGCGGACTTTCATTTTTTGTGCACAAAATTTGTTCAGCGGGTATTTTTAGGCAGGATTGTTCTAGGATTTCTATATTTTCTTGTTTTCACGTCTTTCCAAAGACTTTTTCTTTTGGTAGGTCGGGATGGTAAATGCCGCGTTCATACAATATTCTATTGATATCACCAATCGACATTTTTCCAGCCTTAATTTGTGGTTCTAGGTTCAAGAAAAGTTCTCTGCTGCACTTGCAAAAATATTTACGTTGTTTTTCTTTTTCTGCTTCCTCTTTTTGCTCAAGTGTTTTTATTGGTTTACAAAGAGCTTCTTTAAGACTTTTCATGGCTTTTTTTAACTGTGGATTATTTTGGATGGCTGTTTCGCCGCGTTTCATTTCTAGTGATTTATGCTTCTTTCCTCTGCATAGATGTACACGCAGAGCAGATATTCCTAAATGATGTAATAATGTAAGGCTAACTCGCTTCAGCGCGATTTCCTTAATTTGTGCTTGTTTACTAGTTACATAAGACGCATTTTGAAGCACCATTAGCGCACGCCAACATCTATCGTAATTAATTCCAGCTTTTTCGGCAATGTCGTAAATTGACATATTTTTTGGTGTTCCTTGTTTATATCGAACGATGTTCATGGTATCGAGGTCTAAGTGGTCTAAAATCACGCCCGTAACGGCAGCCACAGCCTCTCTCGACTCCGTTCTTTGTTGACCCATGCTATGACCCTTATCAACATCAAAACGGCTTTCCTCGATGTTTTTTAGCCAGTTTTTTGGGTCTGAATAATATTCTGCTAGATTTTTTTGCGCGTCCGTTAAAATATCGTATGTTTTCTTTTTAAATGCTGGCCTTACGTATAGTCGCGGGCTGTTTGGCACATGCCCACACCTATTGCCATAATTGTAACTAGCTTGCTCCATATTCCACCAGCATTTAGCTTATAAAATATTTAAAAAAAAGTATTGACACCCTTATATTATCTGTTAAACTGCAAGGGTTTTAGTATCTAAGTAAAGTATAAGTCTTGACGTCGCCCGATGTCAAGGCTTATTTTTTTCACAAACACATATAAATAACATTTCCCTAAGCTCGTCAATCAACTCTTTCTCTGCTTTTAAATTGGTATAACTAGACCTAAATTGTATCTATTTTGTACATAAACCAAGTTTTTTCAAAAAAATTTAAGTGCCGCCGTCAGGAATTAAACCTGAATCTCACGCAAGAAGGGCTAATCCTCGCGCGCTTTTCTTAAGCTACGGCGGCATAGTATTTTTTTGAAAATAGTTTATAATAAACCAATAGAGGGGAGTTTTTTCATGCTCAACGATTTTAGGAATAGATCGCCCTCTATTAAATTAGTGACGCCAGCTGGATTCGAACCAGAATCTTGCTAGAAAAATTTTTAAGGAAAAACTAGCATGTTTTACCATTAAACTATAGCGTCTTAATATTTGTAAAATTTCTAGGTTCTTTCCATGAAGGACATTTCTTGATAATTTTTTTAGCTTTTTTATCTGAAACTATATAATTCGATTGCTTTTCAAAATCTCTCATCATTTTTTTCTTTCTAGTAAAACTTACTATAAATTCTGTTATTAATACTATGCAATACGCTAAAAAAACGCTTCCAAAAAGGATTGAAAGATATAAAAATGTAATCATAATTTATTTACCACTCTATTAAGTAAAAGTTTGTTTGTTTCTGCTTTCGCCATAATTGCAGCATATCTCGATTTGATGTAAGTCTGAATTGATCGTTGATGCTTCTTCTTTTTCAAGTTGCTCTTCCTCGCTGATGGTTGTCGGTATTTCTACTTCATCTTTTTTCTTGCTTTTTGCTTTAACAGGTTCTTTTTCTTTTGCGTCAAAAGCCGCGTTTAACTGATCGGTTGGGTTTATTTGCTGTTCTATCATTGCAGGAGCTTGAACCGTTTTTCCTTCGATTACTTCTGCATTGTCAAAAGTAGTATCTTCGTGCCACATATCTTGATTTGATGTAAGTCTGAATTGATCGTTGATGCTTCTATCTAGGCGTTTAGTTAGTCTTCGCAAGACTGTTTTCTTCGCCATTTCTCCCCAACTATTTGTCCATGCTGTGCCGTTCTTTTGTTGTGAGTAGCGATTTCTAATATCATTTATCTCATCTACAGACATCGGATCAACATAAACTTGCTCTATCCCTCTTGCGTCTAACTCTTTGCCGACGGCGTACACCCCAATTATTTCTCCTCGATTAAAAGCGGATTTTCCTGAAATTTTATGATACGGTTCTTCTCCAAAACGTAACCAAAATTCGTCGTTTTCATGAACAAGCTGAACATCAATTTTTGTTACGCGTTTAGAACGTTTCGCAAGAGTCAATTTGCCCTTATAATCCATCATACATTTACACACATTACCGTAAGCCACAAGATGAAAATCGTACCCTAATTCTAGTTTATTCCTAACCCCTTCCATTGCAGCCAAATAAATTGAATCTGGCGACGCTTTTAAAACTTCTGGATTTATTTGAAGCTGATTTATTAATACGCGGCTTAAGTTCTTACAGCGTGCTTCTTTTTCTTCTAAAGATAATTTGCGCCCGTCGTAATCTGTTTCTAGCAACGAAATCATTGCTTTTCTGTTAGCCTTTAACGTGTTTGTCACTTCTGTAATATTTGTCATGATTTATGTCCTCTTGGTTGGAGTAAAGATGGTGATTTGTGTAGGAGTTGCAAAAAGACTGTTGTAGTCTTCTTCTGAAATTAGAGTCTTTAGTTTTTCTTTGTCTAGCTTTGGCGGATTATTCTTATTGTAGCATACGCCTAGCTTTTGACCTTCGTTGTCTTGCAAGGTATATGCGTCGCCCATGTAATTTTTTATAAGTAGCGATTGCTCGTCTTTTTCTTTTTTATATTTTTCGATTGCCGCTGCTAAAAAGCTATATTTTTTTACAGCCTCGTCAATTTCTGCCGTTGCGATGATTGCTTTTTTCTTGTTGTGCGAGACGTGCAGTAAATTGTAATCAGCATTATTCATCGGTGGCGGTGGTATCTTTTTTAGTACGTGCTTTTCCCAAAAGCGTTCTTCGATGTCGATTATTCTTTTTTCAAGTTTCTTATCGCGCTCATACCGATAAATTTTAAAATATTCATCGTCGCCCGATAGCCCCTCAAATCCTATCATGCCAGCGATGTCAACGAATGGTGCATCGCAAACAATAGCATAGTGAATGCATTGCAGCCAATATTCAAGCGGGGCTTTGGTTTTCCACCGGTCGGCTTTTGAGGGATGAACTGTTTTGCATTCTAAAATATGCCAACCTAATAATGGATTAAAAGTCTCTAATGGCGGAGTAAAGCTCCCAATTATCTTATCTGGATGCGCAAGCATAAAATCACGTGTTCTAAGTAGCGGTGAATGGTCAACAATACAATAAGTTTCATTTTTAGTAGCATTTTTACTTAAATAAAGCTCTGTTACCAAGTACTCTGCATTAATCCCACGCCTCTGGTCAATCGTCGGTTCTGTATCTTCTGGCTCAAGCACCTTTGAATAATAAACCTCAAGCGGTGTTTTAAATGGTGTAAGCTCAAGTTCTGGCAATTCAGCAGCCACAAGGCTTGCTACATCTGAACCGCCAATGCCCGAGCGGCGTTCTTCGAGAAATTTAGTTCTGTCCATTGTCTTTGTCCTCTTTGATTAATGCATTGATTGATATACCTCTACCGAAGATATTAGATTTATCACCTACTATTTTTCCGTCATTCACTACTTTATTTATGCGTGTCAGCGCTTGTTTCATGATTCACCTCGTCGTTGATAATTGGAAGCCCGATTGCTTCTTCAAAATGCTTTTTGTCGAGTTTTGTTCCGCGTAGGTATGCGCCGCGTAGGTATGCGCCGTTTAGGTATGCGCCGCTTAGGTTTGCGCCGCGTAGGTCTGCGTAGATTAGGTCTGCGCCGCTTAGGCTTGCGTTGCTTAGGTCTGCACCACGTAGGTCTGTATAGTTTAGGTGTGCGCCGAATAGGTTTGCGTTGCTTAGGTTTGCGCCGTTTAGGTCTGCGTCGCGTAGGTCTGCGCGGAGTAGGTTTGCGCCGAGTAGGTCTGCGTTGCGTAGGTCTGCGCCGTTTAGGTCTGCACCGTGTAGGTCTGCGTTGCGTAGGTTTGCGTGGCTTAGGTTTGCGCAGTATAGGTCTGCACCGCGTAGGTTTGCGCTTCGTAGGTCTGCACCGCGTAGGTTTGCTCCGCATAGGTAAAATTTCCCATCTACAATCCTAGGAGCATGCCCTAATATTTTGGTTAAGATTTCTTGCGTCTCTTCAAAGGTTTTCATTTTTTCACCTCGTCGTTGATTATTGGAAGCCCGATTGCTTCTTCAAAATGCTTTTTGTCGAGTTTTGTTCCGCGTAGGTATGCGTAGCTTAGGTTTGCGTTGCTTAGGTGTGCGCCGCATAGGTCTGCCTCGCTTAGGTTTGCGTGTTTTAGGTTTGCGCCACATAGATTTGCATCGATTAGGTCTGCGTTGCGTAGGTTTGCGTTACTTAGGTATGCCTCGCTTAGGTCTGCTTCGCGTAGGTTTGCTTCGCGTAGTTCTGCGTCGCTTAGGTCTGCAACGCGTAGGTCTGCTCCGCGTAGGTCTGCGCCGCGTAGGTCTGCGCCGAATAGGTCTGCGCGACGTAGGTCTGCGCCGCTTATGTTTGCGCCGCTTAGGTTTGCGCCTCGTATGTCTGCACCGACTATGCATGCACCGACTAGGCATGCACCGCGTAGGTCTGCGTTGCTTAGGTATGCGCGGCTTAGGTTTGCGTGGCTTAGGTATATACCGCATAGGTTTGCGTTACTTAGGTCTGCGTCTCGTAGGTCTGCGCCTCGTAGGTCTGTGTAGATTAGGGATGCACCGCGTAGGTCTGCGTTGCTTAGGTAAAATTTCCCATCTACAATTTTTGGCTCATGCCCTAATATTTTGGTTAAGATTTCTTTCGTCTCTTCAAACGTTTTCATTTTTTCACCTCGTCATTGATTATTGGAAGCCCGTTTGCTTCTTTAAAATGTTTTTTGTCGAGTTTTGTTCTGCTTAGGTTTGCGCCGAGTAGGTTTGCATTGCGTAGGTCTGCTCGGCGTAGGTCTATGCCACTTAGGTATGCACCTCGTAGGTCTGCGCCTCGTAGGTTTGTGTAGATTAGGGATGCACCGCGTAGGGCTGCGTTGCTTAGGTTTGAGTCGCTTAGGTCTGCACCGAATAGGTCTGCGTTGCTTAGGTTTGCGCCGCGTAGATCTATAACGCATAGGCATGCCTCGCTTAGGTCTGCAACGCTTAGGTCTGCTCCGCGTAGGTCTGCTCCGAATAGGTCTGCGCGACGTAGGTATGCGTAGCTTAGGTCTTCGCCGATTAGGTTTGCGCCGATTAGGTTTGCGCCGATTAGGTTTGCACCGCTTAGGTTTGCGTGGCTTAGGTTTGCGCCGCGTATGTCTGCACCGCGTAGGTTTGCGCTTCGTAGGTCTGCACCGCGTAGGTTTGCTCCGCATAAGTAAAATTTCCCATCTACAATTTTTGGCTCATGCCCTAATATTTTGGTTAAGATTTCTTTCGTCTCTTCAAACGTTTTCATTTTTTCACCTTGTCATTGATTATTGGAAGCCCGATTGCTTCTTTAAAATGCTTTTTGTCGAGTTTTGTTCCGCGTAGGTATGCGTTGCTTAGGTCTGCGTCTCGTAGGTTTGCACCGCGTAAGTCTGCACCGCGTAGGTCTGCACCGTGTAGGTATGCACCACGTAGGTTTGCGTCGCGTAGGTATGCGCCGAGTAGGTATGCGCCGTGTAGGTATGCGCCGATTAGGTTTGCACCGCGTAGGTCTGCGTAGATTAGGTCTGCGCGGCTTAGGCTTGCGTTGCTTAGGTCTGCACCACGTAGGTCTGTATAGTTTAGGTGTGCGCCGAATAGGTTTGCGCCGTGTAGGTATGCGCCGCTTAGGTCTGCACCGTGTAGGTTTGCGCCGAGTAGGTCAAATTTCCCATCTACAATCCTAGGAGCATGCCCTAATATTTTGGTTAAGATTTCTTGCGTCTCTTCAAACGTTTTCATTTTTTCACCTCGTCGTTGATTATTGGAAGCCCGTTTGCTTCTTCAAAATGCTTTTTGTCGAGTTTTGTTCTGCTTAGGTCTGCGCCTCTTAGGTTTGCATTGCGTAGGTCTGCTCGGCTTAGGTCTATGCCGCTTAGGTA